GCCCGTGCCGACCTCATCATTCTTGACGACGTGATTACCACTGCCAATGCCCATGAATGGGAAAAGCAGATCAACTGGCTACAGAAGGAAGTTATCACCCGTCTGGGTAAGAACGGTAAACTTTTAATAGTCGGGACTCGAATTGCTGCGAACGATCTTTATAAAGAGCTTAGAAATCCTAAACATTGGTCTGGCGGCCATTCTCCTTTTAGCTATATGGGTATGCCAGCTGTTCTGGAATTTGATCAGGATCCTTCTAACTGGGCTACTCTGTGGCCTGTATCTGATACTCCTTGGGATGGGGATGAAGACATTCCGCCTAACGCGGACGGCTTCTACCCGAAGTGGGACGGCAAAGCGCTCGCTAAGCGTAGGGCAGAAGTCACACCTAGCACATGGGCTCTCGTCTATCAACAAGAAGACATCCAAGAAGATTCAGTCTTCCCGCCAGCCCTTGTACAAGGATCTGTTAACGGGGCTCGGAGAGTGGGACCACTTAGACCCGGAGCTGTAGGACATCCACGCAGCGTTGAGGGTTACACCATTGTAGGTATGGACCCAGCTATTGCTGGTAAGTCTGCACTCGTTGCACTGACTTACAACAAAGCCGATGGCAAGATTTATATCCTTGACTGCCTCAACATGGCAGAAGGTAACTACCAAAAGATTAGAGCGGCGATTGAAGCCTATGTCGAGAAGTACAAACCACAAGAAGTCCGAATCGAAATCAACGCTTTCCAAAAAGCCTACGAAATGGACGACGACCTTCGCAACTGGCTCGCAGGCCGTGGAGTCAGACTCAACTCGCATTTCACCGGTAAGAATAAATGGGATACGTCATTCGGCGTTGCCAGCATGTCATCCCTCTTTGGTAGCTTGCGCGATGGCACGCACCAAGATAATAACCTCATTGAGCTCCCATCATCCGATGGATCAGAGGGAATCAAAGCATTAGTACAACAGTTGATCACATGGAAGCCGGACACTAAAGGTCCTACCGACTGTGTGATGGCTATGTGGTTCGCTGTAATCCGTGCGCGAGAACTGATTCAGAAGAACACAAACGTTTCTCCATATCTCACCAATCGTTGGGCAACCAAAGCACAGATGGAGCAGCGTCACGCGATTAACCTTGATGATGCATTCGCATCTCAATGGCAAGACAACTTCGGATAGGAACTAACATGGCAGGCGTACCAACACCTAACGTTCGTCAGAGCGCACCACTCAGCCAAGCAGGACACCTCGGTGGTCAGCATGCTGGGTCTCATTCAGATAACGGCGCAAACATTGCTAAGAAGCCAACAGATGGCAAGTGGGGCCAACGCTCTGCTATGAAACAAAAAGGTTTGACAGATATGCAGCGCTCAGCAGAAGCTGACAAGATGTTTGAACAAGAGATGAATGCGGGCAAGATCAAGAATCTTAATGCTACGCAGGAAGCTATTGCTAAGAAAACAGGCGCATGGCCTAACGGTTACACTAACTAATTTTAAGGACTTAATGTGCTAACACTACCTCAAGTATTTTCGCGTGTGCAGGCGCTGCGTTATCGCAGCACCTCCCGTGATATGCGTAATGGTGACGTCCAGATGGTACGTCAGGGAAAGATCTCACAGGTCTACCCTAACTTCTTTCCAGATGGAATTGACCAAAACGTAGTAGCGAACTTCATTGACGTAGTTGCACGTGATTTTGCAGAACTGATGGCACCACTGCCGGCAATCAATTGCTCAGCAGTTAACCAAACATCAGACCGTGCTCGTACGTTTGCAGACAAGCGTACCCGTATTGCTGCTAACTACTTCCGTCATTCAGAGATGGAAGTACAGATGTACAACGGTGCAGATATGTACATCACCTATGGATTCCTGCCATTCATTATAGAATTGGACGAGGAAGCAAAGCTGCCACGCATCCGCCTAGAAAATCCTATCGGAGCTTATCCAGAGTTTGACCGCTACGGACGATGCATAGCCTTTGTCAAGCGTTACCAGTTAACGCTAGGAGAACTGATTGCTCAGTTCCCAGAACAAGAACGCGCCATCCTTGGACCGGAAGGTTACAAGCAAGATCTCAACGGTATGATCGAATTGATTCGATACTACGACAAAGATCAAAGCGTTCTTTATTTGCCATCACGCTCTAACTATCTTCTCTCACAGGTTCCAAACCCTATGGGCAAGATGATGGTTATCATCGCTAAGCGACCAAGCGTTGACGGTGAACTTCGTGGACAGTTCGACGACGTGCTCGGCATTCAATTGCTACGCAACCGATTCGCTCTCATGGCTATGGAAGCTGCAGAGAAATCCGTTCAAGCACCAATCGTTCTACCTAACGATGTTCAGGAACTACAACTTGGTGGAGATGCTGTTATTCGTACAGCTAACCCACAAGGTGTGCGCCGTGTAGGACTAGAAATCCCAGCAGGTGCATTCAATGAGCAACAACTTCTGAATGATGAATTGCGAGTGGGCGCTCGTTACCCAGAATCTCGTACCGGAAACGTAAAGGCATCTATCGTTACAGGTGCTGGTGTTGAAGCATTGCAAGGTGCATTTGATTCACAGATCAAAGCAACCCAAGCAATCTTTACAACTGCTCTTCGTGATGTTATTTCCCTTTGCTTTGAAGTAGATGAGAAGTTATTCAATGTCGAGAAGACTATACGTGGTACCGATGCAGGTTCTCCTTATGCCATCACCTATCTCCCATCGAAAGATATTAAGGGCGATTACTCCGCTGATGTCAGATACGGCATGCTGGCTGGTCTCAACCCTGCCCAAGGATTAATCTTTATGCTACAAGCCCTTGGAGGCAAGTTAATCTCTAAGGATATGGCTATGCGTGAGCTGCCATTCAATGTAAACGTGACGTTAGAACAAGAGAAGATTGAGACTGAAGATCTACGCACCTCACTCATGGGTGCTCTTCAGGCTTACACACAGGCTATCCCGCAGTTAGCAGCTTCTGGCGGAGATCCTACTGACATCATCCGCAAGGTAGCCACGGTTATCCGTGAGCGTCAGAAGGGTAAAGTGCTTGAGGATGTTATTGAGGAAGTCTTTGAACCTCAGAATCCTCCTGCTGGAACTCAACCACAGGTTGAGCAACCCGTCCCGTCTGCTCCCGGAGCTCCAGTAGGAGGCTCTTCACCGCAAGGTGGAATGGGCGGACCGCAAGAACAACTCGGTGGAGCACAGAACCCAGAAGAAGAACCTCTGCGTGGTTCGGGAATCTCTACCGGTCGTCCAGAATTACAGAGCATTCTTGCTAGTTTGAATGCCACAGGCAAGACAAATAGCAGCGTAAGAACAATCACTCGTCGCACAGTTCAATAGGAGTAGAACATGGCAGCTCAACGCAAGCCTCGCGCTAAAAAAGTAGAGACGGTTGAAACTGCAGAATACTCCAAGCTTGAAATGTACTGCATCTGGCTTCATGAATACTATGAAGCGTTAAAGACTGCAGGCTTTGATGATGATATTGCTATCGGTCTTATAGTAGACAAAGACTCTTATCCTGATTGGGTTATCCCAGTGAACCCAAGCATTGAAGAGATCAGAAAACATTTAGAGGAAGAGGATGAATAATGGCAGGACAGCAGGGCGGTTATCGTCAGCCATCTAATCCAGCACCAGTTTCAGGACCCGGTGCTCTTTCTCGCCGTACAGATGGCGGACCAGTAGACGGCGTACAGCCACAGGCACCTAAGTACATGCCCGGTTTGGGCTACGGAAAAGGTGGAGAGAACATGGCTAACCAACAAGCAGCACCGTTAGCCGGTGCTCCTGCAGTTCCACCTGCAGTTCCTTTGTCTGTTCCTACACAACGTCCTAACGAACCTGTCACTGCTGGCATTGATCGTGGTCCCGGACCGGGGTCTGAAGCGATGCAGTTTCCAAATGCTGTTCAATCTCCTTCACATACCATTCGCACTATTGCACAAAATGATCCAACAGGTGCAGCAGAGCTTATCTATCAATCATTTGTTAATAGAGGTTTGTAATGGCGGATACGCAAAACCCCGCCGTTAATGGACCGCAGAACCCTGCGACCATGTTTGGTAACACACCATCGGTTAGTCCAGTACTTGCCCCTGCTGTCGGTGCTCATAACTACATTGACCCAAAGGTTGCAGACTTAGATCCTAGCGTTTATGCAGCTGCTGCTGTGTCACCTTTGAACCAACAACAAGCAAACCAGCTAAATCAAATTGCTGGAACCATGAACATGTACAAGAAGCTTAGTGCTTTGCCTGAACAACAAGCTAAAGAACAATACAAAAAGCTTGCACCTGAAGCACAAGACATGATTAAAAGCGTTTATGGTGCTGTACCTTTTACCAATACAGATAACCTTTTTATGCAGGTTGTAAAAAATGTTGGCAAGGTAGCATTAAGCACTGCTAACCCATTGGTTGCTTTATTCAAAACTGGTACTGTTTACAACAAAGCATTAAACTTTGCTCCCAATGTAGAACAAGATGTCCTTCTTGGTAAAGATTCTGTTTTTAATACCAACACATACAAGAAAGCATGGGACGGTACTGCGTTGTTTGACAACGCACAGTACAAAGATCTTGTAACAAAGTACGGTGCTGCTAATGCAGCCGTTGCAGTTGGTACTCTTAAAGGTGAAACACCGGGACAGATCCTTGATTCATACGGCAAAGTTGACGACAACATCCTTGGTGCTGTTGCAAGCCTGCTAGGCAACACACCACAGTTTGATGCCATGATAACTGAGTTCCATAATGCTCAACTTTCACCGGGACGTGATCTTGCTCGTAACGTTATGGGTAACAATCCCATGGATCAACACCTTGGTGTTGGTAATAACAAATTTGGTATTGCTGCTAGACAGTTTGAAACACAACGAAAGGCTGAAGGAGCCCCTAGTGGTTCAGAATTTAGCGCATTTTCTGGAACAGTAGATGCTTTCTATCAACTACTTCATGATCCACTAACATATTTGTCTGGTGGTCTTGACCATATTGCACCTGCTGCCGGAGAGTTGGCAGATAAAGTTATGCCAAACGGTGCGCGTCTAGCACAAAAACTTTATGCTGATGCAGAAACCCGTAGCGGTAACGTTGATGCAATCTTTGCTCGTCCTGAAATACAAAGCACTTGGAATGATAAATACGGTCCTTTGATCAGGAAGGTAGCGGAAGCAGACAAAGCCCGTGATCCTGAAGCAAAAGCCGCTGCTATGAAGCAGATCGAGATCAATGCTCCGGATATCAATAACCGTAGCCTTATCAAACTGCTATCACAAGCAGAAGTATTTGATGCCCCTAGTGCTGCACGTTTTACTAAGACACTTAAAGGCGCACAGGAGATGGTTTACGGTCTAGTAGACGGCTCTACATTTAGCCGTGAAGGTATTCCGCTAGCACGCAAGTCTCGTTTTGTTACAGCAGGATTAAACCGTGTGCTTGGTGATGTATTCAATGGGGATATCCCAGAAGAGATTGCAGCTCAAATTGGCGGCAAAGGTATTGGCAAAGCTGGTATTGATGCACTAGAAGCTATTGGTCGCAACGCAGACCCAGTTGAAGGACAGATCCCTAAATCTGAATTGCTAGATGAACTGCGCGGACACATGGCATTGCGTAATCGTATTGCACGATTGGCACAAACACATCCGGGTTATGACGTTATCAACGTAATGGACGACAACGTTGATAAGACTATCCCTGTATTAAAGCGTAACCTACGACTTATCTACCCACGTTGGGCAGCAGAACCTATTGCTGAAGCATTTACATACGCTACCCCTGCAGATAGAATCAACATCTTGCGTGGTTTGTATACACAAATCATGCAGTCTATGAACGTACCAGAAGATACTATCCGTGCAGTACTAGAAGATAAGTTTGCTGATACTACTAAGTTTTCTGTAGGCAAAGACATCATGATCCCGCCTCAGCACCTAGGCAATACGGTGCCTTTGGATATCCTTGAACATCAGTCTGAGGAAGAAAAAGGTGGGCTATTTAAGACTGTTATTAACGGTCCTATCCACCCATTTCAAAGCAAACCTTTCATTGGTTCTATCCCTTGGAATGATCCAACCCTTATTAGCAAAGGTCTTAAAGGCCAAGAGAAAGTTGGGCTTGCCCGTTCTATCCATGATGGAGTAGGCGGAATAAGCAGGTCTTTTGCAGTACGCAGAATGACTAACGTATGGGCTACAGGTTCCATCTTCCCACGTATGGGTATGCGCGGTACCATTGAGCAGGCTACATTTCACATACTTACAGCACCATTAGACAACATTATCTACTGGTCTAAGGGGCGTAAGCTTAACAAACTAACCATTGCTTTTACAGGTGCAGAAGAAAACATTCCTTTCTTCCAGCGTCAATTAAGAAATGTCTTTGATATTAATCCTGCTAAATGGATCCCAGAGAAAAGCGTATACGACCAAGGCGGAGAACTTGTAAAGCAAGGACGCTTTAACAAGACTGGTATTGTTAATGGTCAAGAGATCTGGCAAGCGGCACAACCATTAGACGTTATCTATGCCCTTGACAAAAAGATCAAAGCATTATTCCCTGATGAAGTTGACCAAGAGATTGCTAAGAGCGCTTTGCGCCATCCATCTGGGCAGCTTTATGCAGAGCATAACTCTGTTATTGCACGTTCTGCCATGGCACAGGGCATCAAAGGTGGAGTACTAGACGAGCAGATCCTTAGCAAACAAGGTGTAGCACGTATGCTTAAAGCCTTGGATTACAAGGCAACAGGTGCTATGCGTCTAGTAAAGCCAGATGATTTGCTTTCTCTTTATGGAGAGCAAGCATTATCTGCAGCACACTACCGTTTCTGGTTCCCACGTTTCCGTGCTAACTACCTAGCAGATGGAACTAACGTAGGTGCAGTCTTTATTCGCAACAATGCACTGCGTACAGGTGAAGATTTTGCCAATGCTCGGGACACTATTCTCTCTTATATTGGTGTAGATCCAGAGACTAAGAAGGTAACTGACGCTGCAAAGCTCAAGCAATACCTAGATGATTCTATGCAATCTGCTGTAGATACTAAGGTTAAAGGCTGGTCTGAAGTAGACAGCGCTATCAACCGTATCCAACATAGCCTTTGGGATATGTATGAATCTTTTCATGGTGGA